TGCGGATCGCTTCTTCGAGTTTGGCAACACTCTCAACGGGTGAAGCATCGCGCTCGACCGTCGTTGTTTCGGTTGCTTCCGTTGTGGTCGTGGCTTCGTCTGGCATCGCGCCCTCCGAGGCAATAAAAAACGCCCACCTGAGTACAGGTGAGCGCCTTGCAGCGGTGGCTGTCTTGGTGAGCGGAGCGGCATCACGCCGCGCGGCATATTCAGTTATGTCAAAGCAATACTAGCACGCGCTATAGTCTACGTCAATACTTCGATGGCAAACTATAGCGTTTGTCTATATACGCCACAATCATGACAAGCGCGCGGCGTAGCACCAGCATAAACTCGCGCAGCTCATCCGGCTGTGGCTGTGGCTGTGGCGTGGCGCTCATCGTGTTTCTATCTGCCATCCATTCGAATCAAACAATGCCACCAGGCCATGACTCAGCGCGTCAATCATACGCTCGCTCTGCTTCTGCCCGGTCATGTCGAGCATGGCGTGGATTGCCTCATGCCAGAACGTGACCAACTTCACGTCATCCGGTAGCGCAGCCTTGATCAGTATCTCTCCCGTGGCGCTGTTGAAGCTGCCCATCCTGAGCGGCACGTCATCGATCAGGTCGACCTCGCGCACGGTGAAGGTTATCGGCCCGACCTTGACGGAGTTAGGCAGGTGCATCATCGTAGCTCCCTAAGCGTGCGTTGTCTCAGCGCCTTGCCCCATCGACCCGCGTCCACTTCCACCGGAATGTCGGTGATGTCTAACGCGCCCGCCTTGAACAGGTCGAACCGGCCACGTCCCAGGATGCCGCGTTGCTCTGCGTCCTCCAGCCTGTCAAACAGTTGCGCGCCGGTTGCTCCCGCTGGCACATCTGGCAGCACTGGGATTGGCGTGCATCGGCACTGGATGTGCGAGATGAACGGCTCGTCAACCTCAAAGACCATGCCGTCACGCGCCCAGCAGCTAACACACGTCCTGGCTTGCCTGGCTGACAGCCACCTCCACTGCTTGACGATCTTCCGATTCTCCTTGTAGGTTTCGAGCGTGGCACCGCGATATGCTCGAAGCGATTCAGTCCGACTAATCCGCGCTGCCCGCACCGCGCTACTGCCGGTTGCCTTGCGGAACTCTGATGCTACCTGGCGCAAGCCACGACCCGTGGCAAGGCCCTCGACCAGCGTCTGACTGGCAAGCTTCGCCGCATCATCGCCGAACGTCGCGAGGAGGTTCTCTAATGGAGAACCGTCACTGAGTGCCGCTATCAGTTCGTTGGTTGCTTCGACCGGCAACCGCGCGCCACTCGGTCCGAGCAACACCGCTGTATGCTGTTGTGCCATCGCGGTTGCCGCGCGTTGGGCTGCTGTGATACGTGGTAGCGCGCCCGCCGCGTAGCCGTCAGTCAGCGTCTTGGTCTGTTCAATCAAGTCCTGGTAGCGCGTCATCCGGCGCAGTTGGTCCGGTGTTCGTCGCTCTTCGTCGGTCGCGGCAAGCAGTCGCGCCAGGCTATCGTTGAGTCTGGCCTGAACCGGCAACCAGGATCGCAACAGCAATTGGAGCGTGGCCGTATCTTGACGTAACAGCGCGGCCCGCTGTGCGGCGATGACGACGGCGAGTGGCAGGCCGGCTGTCATGGTGTTTGGCGCTCGCCTTTTTGTTTGTAGTAGGAATCAAGCGTGCGTTGCTTCTTGCATCTTTTACAAATAGCCATGTATCCACCGGCAATTGACCGCGTAGGAACTTGAAGGTAAAAGTCATCAAGCGGCTTTACTTCGCCACATTTTGTGCACTTCTTTTCCCTGGTACGCAGCGCTTCTAGGGTCTGAGTCCGATGTCCTGAATGAGAGCGTCGTGGAATACCAAGATTTCTCAGGATTTGCAATACGCGCATTGCGCTGATGCCGAATTGCAGACCGACTTTACGTAGTGTCGATCCCTGCTGATAGACCAGTGCAATCTCCCTGTCCCGTGCGTCATTCACCTTTGGCATAGACCCTCCTATCCCGCGTCGAACGCCTGCCCAAACGCCGATGCCGGCGTGGTCGTTTCCAGTTCCTTCTCGGCTTCCATTGTGGCTATCTCGTCACCGCTAAAGCGCAACCGGCGCCAGCCTTCCTTTTGCGAGATGCCCACGTCACGCACCATGATCGCTACGGTCTCCGCTTCACTCCGCTCGTTGCGGCTGGCAGCATCGGCCCAGACGGTACGGAGCTGTGTGTCCGATCCGTTCTCTACTCGGAGCGCGAATGCCAGCACATCGGCCCACACGTCGCCAAAGTCCACCTGCGTATCTTCAACCCGACTGACCAGGCGCGACTCGGCGACCTTCAAGGACTCACCCGAAGGAAAGTCGCCGCCCAGGTGGAAGTAGTGTATCGGTATGCCCTTGATAGCCGCGATGTCTTGATACAATCCGGTCTTGACCGACTGGTACTTTTCAATGTCCGCAGCAGGAAAGGTAACGGCTTTGGCCTCCGGGTTGGCGACAGTCATAATCCGGGTGATGCCGGCCTGGAAGAGCGCCGCTGGACTACCATCGTCATTGACCGGCTCTTCAACGCCGATGATCAGGCGTTGCGGAAAGGCCACGACCTCGCACGCCACCATCAAGTCATGCATCGCCTTATTGAGCGAGTCCTGTATCGGCACAATGTCACGCAACTCCGCCGTACCGTGTGAATGCGTGTCGCTGTCGAATGGAAAGTGAAACACCGGCACGCGGCCAAAGTCGTTGCGTATCTCGTCGCCATCGCCATCGTCGTAGCGTCCGAAGGCCGCCACCGTCGCGCCGGATGTATCGGCCATCGTGCGGTACTTCTCAATCCGGTCGGCATAGTACAGGTTCAGGCGGTACCGTTTCCATCCTTCCACAGCTTGGCTGCCTTGGTGATGACGTCGGGCTCCTCGGCATCGTGCTCGTGTGTCATCGTCAGGCCGGTATGCGGATAGAACCGCGCGCGGCCCGAGGCGTCAGGCCAGATGAGCAAGTAGGCATCACCCGACGCGATGGCCTCCTTATGCACCCGGTTATGCGTGCCGCCGAGCCGCGCGCCCTCCCACAGCGCCCAGGCATCCTGTCCTGCCTGCTCGCCACCGTCGAGCGCCATAAAGCCTTCGACCTTCAGGCGGTCGGTCAATGCGCCCACGACGGCAGGACAGATGTTGACATGCAAGCCCGTCAGCAGCGCCGCGAACGCTGCGCGGTACTCGCTGGACGCAAAGGCCAGCCGATGGTTGCCGCGCAGGTAATCATGGTACAACTCGTACTCAGCACGCTTCGCCGCAAGTGAGCGCAAAGCCCAGGCCACGTCCGTTTCATTGGCAACCAGTCCGGCGTTGTAGATACGCGAACCCGTCGCATACGGTACATCTGTCATCGGTATACACTCCTATGCAGCACGAGCTTGCGCGACGGCTCGGTGGTAATCATCAGCGTGGTCAGCGCCCACACCAGCGCGTCAAGGCGATCAGGACTGTCGCCGCTTTCAGGTGTCCAGCTTGTGAGTTGCTGTTCAAGCTCAGGGAACGGGCTGGCGTGCTTGACCTTGCCTTGCTCATAGAGCGCGGCTACCGGTTCCGCTCGTGTTCGCTTGCCTCGGGAGGCGTGGACTTTAGTGTACGGAATGCGCGCCTCGACCGTGCGTATCACCTGTTCCACGAGGTCGCCGCCATTATTCACCTCAGCCACGATCCGGTCCGCGCGGAACTCGTGATAGGCCGCAACCGCGCGCCGTGCCCAGCCATCAGGCGACAGACGGCACGAGCGATCCGCCAGCACATAGCCCAGGCCATCGACGCCCAGGCCGGCGACAATGATGCCGGTCTCATCTGAGTCCTCGCCTGACGTTGTTGCCGGGTCAATTGCGACCACGACCCGCGCCATCTCCGGCAGCTTCGTCGCGTAGACGATCATGGCATACGACCAGAGCGCGCCTTCCACATCGTCAAGGAACTCGCCTTCGATCTCTTGACGGATCATGCGCGCCGAATAGGTTTGTTCCAGGCTCTGGACAAAGCCTGGTTTGTTGTAGACGTTCTCGCGGGTCGAACTGCGGATGATGGCATACTCAGGATGGCTACTGAACAGCTTCGCTAACCAGTTCATCCCGCGCGGCGTGGTCGTGGCCCAAGCGCGTCCTGGTTCCAGGCGCAAGCGGCCGAGCATAATCGTCCACACATCAGCCGGCATCATCGCCGCTTCGTCAAGGTAGAACCAGCCGAGGTTCGGCCCGCGCAAGCGATCAGGATTGTCAGCACTGCGAAACATGACGAGCTTGCCGTCAATGAGTTCGACCGTCATCTCGGCTTTATGCCACTGCTTGACCAGGTTGCCGCGTTGCGCCAGGTCAAGGAACGTGCGGAGCGTGGCATCCCGCAGCATGGGATACGTCGGCGCCAGCACCATACCGACGCTGCCTGCCGGTTGCCGTAGCACCTCGACACAGCCGGCCCGCGTCTTACCAGCGCCGACGCCGCCAACGAACAGCCGATGGAGCGCGCCGGAATGCCAGAAGCGCCGCTGTGCCGGCGTGCTGGTGCTGTGCGCGAGTTTGCGCGGCTTACTCTGGCGTGGCGCTGCTGTCATCTGACGGTCCTATGTCAATGATGTAGTGTCCGACGCTGCCCTTGATGTTCTGGTCGATACTTTCCACGTACCCGCGATCCTTGCCCACCGTTTTGAGGATCAGGCTGATGGCCCACGGCTCACCACGGTCAATCGCCTGGTACAGCCGCGCCTCAGCTAAGTCCAGCACGCCCTCGCGCTCTTCGTCAATGGCAATGCGGACACTCGCATAGCGTTTCTTATAGTTGCGGATTGTGGACGGGTCACACTCCAAATGCCGAGCGGCAACCGTGATTAATCCCTTTGCTTTTTTGCACGCCGTCACGACTTGTTCCGGCGTAAACTTCTCATGAACCCTAACTATAGAAGTTACGGAAGCCATTATGTCACCCGCTCCGCTGTCTTGCCCGTCTCAACTTCCCATCGTCGGAGAATAACGTCACAATAGCGCGGCTCAATTTCGATGCCATAGCAGCGGCGTCCGGTGCGTTCGGCGGCGATTAAGGTTGTGCCGC